CCAACTTCAAATTCATAGGCTTTTGTCTTTTCGGGTGTATAGGCAACGGGGAACTTTCCCCTTGTCGAAAACCTTGGCCTTCCCTTGGCAACGGGTTCACCGTAAACCGTAAACATGATTTGGATCATTTCTTGTCCTTTTGTTCGTTCATGCGCTTGCGTAGGTCATCGGCAGCCGCTTGCCCGCGTTTCTTGGCTATGTCCGCAAGAGTCTCTTGCCACCAATGTTGGGCTTCCCCCCGTCCTTCCTCTAACGCTTTCTTTTTGAACCGCTTGATCCATTCCATTGCTTCCGTTTGGTTCATAGTCTCCCGTAAGTTCAAGCGCTCTTGTGATGACAAAGTGGCTAAATTGTTGGCCTTCTCTGACCCGATCAAGGATTTTGTGGGCTTCATGGTGCGTCATAGTTTAGATAACCACTGGTCATACACCTGGTCAGCAATTTGGGCAGTCATAACTGGCGGAACGCTCATTCCAACCAAATACTGTGGCCTATTTCCACAAAAATTGTAGTCTTGAGGGTATGAACCTACACATTTGGTTTCGTAATCAGATAAATATCTAGGCTCATCAAACAAAACATAACAATCTTTTTTAGTTGTTAATGTTCCACAAACATTATTTTTATAAAGAAAATTAGTTCCAAAACCTGTATTTTTTTTGTCCCTGACTCTTTCATTTATGTTTGCAAATGAGTCATCACCATTTAATCTTTGTTTCCATAATGTTAAGTAAAAATCACTAATTGGATATTCAACATTACCAATTTCGTTGAAATTTTGGAATGGAATTTTTGATTCATTAAAATTCAAATTCAACTTTGGGGATAAAGTAAACATATCTTTGGCTTCCAAAAATGGGTTTGCCAAGTCTTTACGCATAGCAACAAAAAAAACACGTTCACGTTTTTGTGGAACTCCCATAGTTGATCCATCTAATAGCCAATGCTGAACAATGTATCCAGCGGCATCAAATGCATCATAAATTTTTGACACATAAGACCTAGCTTCACCTAACAACAATCCTTTTACATTTTCAGCAATAACAACTTTTGGTTGAAGTTTTTTGGCTAAATCAATAAAGTCAAAAAACAATGTATCTAAAATTTGTTCTGCTTGACCTTCTCTAAATTTTTTTTCTTTTCCCCAATCATTTTCACGGTTTCCTGCCATTGAAAAACTAGAGCAAGGGGGCGATCCATCAAGAATGTCTAAGTTGTAAAGTTCTTTAGGTAAATCATCACGCAATTTAAAATCTTGTATAGGCTCAAGAAAAGCATATTTAGGGTTGTGGTTTGTCTTATAGGCTTCAATCATCTTGGGGTCAATTTCATTGCATCCAAGCACATCAAATCCTGCCAATTTGTAACCCATAGTTGAACCACCACCACAAGCAAAACATGAAAATACCTTACCTTTATCTTTTGTAAAATTGGCCTCTGCCAGTGTCCATTTATATGGAAATTTGTGTGTCATGCTTTACTCCTCAATGCTGCCATCTTTGCTAAAACCTCTAAAGATGGGGGAACGGCTTTTTTGTCATCAGCTTTGATCTTTTCCAATGCGGCATCAGGTTTATTACTCATTGGGATTGTGAGCCTTACAATGTCATAAGGGTTTTGTTTGGGTGCGTTGGTGCTTCTCACCCAATTGCGCCAGGTTGCAAACCAATCTAGCTTCACGCCCTTTTGACCAGCTTGGGCTATCCAGTAATCCTTAAACTGGTCAAAGGTTTTAATAGGACTTAGTTCTGGTCTTGTCTGTTGGCAGAAATCTTCCCATTCTTTTGTAAAACAAAAATCAAAGGCGAGGCGTGAGCCGCGCTTGTTCTTCTCTTTCTTTGTCTCTGTCTCTCTCTCTGTCTCTAGAGGATCATGCTGATATATATCTGATATCACGTTGATATCATCTTGTTCCAGCCAATGAGACAACTTGATAACGATTTCTTTAGTTTTAATTTCTGTCAATCTAAGACGAAATGCAAGGGTTTTTGTGTTAGGGATGCGCCCCTCATCCTCACTAGCAATTAACCAAAGCATGACCAACACTTTGGCGGCCAAAGGGTCTAATTCATGCCATTCAAGGTCATCAAGAATGTCTCGGTATAGCTTCACCCAAGGAGGCCGTCTATCCTTGAAATGCTGAAACTTTGTCCAGTTTTTAATTTTCATAAAAGCCCAAAAAAAAGGGCTACACCTGAAGTCTCACCCTTGCGGATGTTGGCGGACTGGCGTAATAACCAGCAGACTTCATGTGTAACCCTACTACATTTAACACCGCCAAGTGTTTCCATAATCTTACTATACAAACCAATCAGGACGCAACACCATCAATTGATAAAGCCGCCCATTTGGAATGGTTGTCCAGTTATGAACCGCAGCCCTTGTGATGCCCAAGATTCGAGCAAGCTCACTCTGTGAGCCAGCCAATGTGATAGCTTTTTGTTTGTCCATAACCAAGTATAGCCACATTTACATGATGCAAGTTGCACAAAAGCAACATTAGGGAAAGTCCTAATAAAAAAGTCTTGTTGTGTGTTTAGTTTGCTATACAATACACCCATGCCCTAGCAAATCGCATGGGGTCTTTTAAGGAAATAAAAATGCAAGATGGATTACAAATTTTTTGGATTGCTAAACGCAAATTTTGCGTTCATGTTCATAGTAGCCGCCATTTACCCAATAACTTTCAATGCGTATCTGTAACAGAAGAACGCAGATTAAATGGGATGGCTTGGGATGGCAGTAAATCATGGTTTCGCAATGTTTCTAAAGATATGAAACAACAAGCAATTAACCAATACAAATTGTTGACTTCATTTGATTTGTAAGGAAACCAAATGACTGAATTCAAACTCCACTATTACTTTGATGACGTTGTGTCTTATGACAATGGCACAACGCTTGAGAACGTCAGAGTCGGCTATGACTACTACCCCGCAGAAATCAATCTGCCGCATGACCACAACTCAGCGGAAATCTACGATGTGTTTATCTTTAACCTAAAAGGTGATGACATTTCTTGCGATCTGCCTTTAACCGAATTTCAACACATCATGTCTGAAACCAAGATTCACCACACTCGTATGCTGAAAGAACAAAATGAAATCTAAAATTATTCAAACACTTGTTGAGTGCTTTTTAGCCATCGTTATCTTTGGCGGCATTGGCGTGATGTTGGCTTGGAGAGGCTAATGATTGACCACCTCAAAGATTATTTCCGATTGCCATCAGCTAAAGAATTGGCTGCCAAAGAACTTGAAATGGCCCAGCGCAAGCTATTAGAGGCACTTAGCGCCCAAGAATACGCAAAGCGCATGGGTGACTATCACTCGGATCGAATCAAACGCCTCACGGCTTATTTAAAGGAAGAAGCATGAACGTCCAAGAATTACTCAAACTCAATGTTAATGAGCATACGGAAAAGAAAGTCAATTTAACTTATTTGTCATGGGCCTGGGCATGGGCTGAAGCACTTAAAGCGGATGCCAAATCCACGTTTAAAGTTGAAATGTTTGGCGACAAATGTTTTATGGACATAAATGGCACGGCAATGGTATGGGTCACAGTCACCATGTTTGACAAGCCCATGACTTGCCAATTGCCCGTGATGGATCACCGCAATAAGGCCATCCAAAGTCCTGATGCTTTCCAAGTCAACACCGCCATCATGCGCTGCATGACTAAAGCACTTAGCTTGCATGGCCTTGGGTTGTACATCTATGCGGGTGAGGATTTGCCTGACGGTGCTGAACCCGAGTCAACCATTGACCCAGATAGCATGACAAACTTGTTTTTAGCTATCCACAATGCCAAAACACATGACGAACTTAAATTAGCTTACAGAATAGCTTATGCGGCTTGTGACGGTGACAAGGCTTGGCAAATGAAAGTCATTGCAGCAAAAGATGAAGTTAAGGCAAAACTCTAATGTGGCGCAAAAGGGAAATTATGAAACAACACAATGAAGATGATGATATTCAAGAATACATCAAACCTTGGGTTGGGTTGACGGAAAAAGAGTTTGAGTATTGCATTTCACTTAAACACCCTTGGGCAATAGCTGAAGAAGTTGAAGCAAAATTAAAGGAGAAAAACACATGATAGAAATGATTGAACAAGGCTCGGACGCATGGTTTGAGGCTCGGATTGGCAAAGTCACGGCATCCCGTGTAGCCGATGTGCTTGCCAAGACCAAAACGGGCTATTCGACAAGCCGCGACAATTACATGGCGCAATTGGTTTGCGAGCGCCTTACGGGTGAAAAGGGTGAAAGTTTTACCAATGCCGCAATGCAACATGGTACGGAAACCGAGCCGCTTGCCCGCATATCGTATGAAGTTGCTCAGAACGTCTTGGTTGATGAAGTGGGGTTTGTTCCTCACCCATCCATCATCATGGCGGGCGCTTCCCCCGATGGTTTGGTTGGTGACGATGGTTTGCTAGAGATTAAATGCCCCAATACCGCCACGCACATTGAGACTTTGCTAAGTCAAACCGTGCCAAGCAAATACAACACGCAGATGCAATTCCAAATGGCTTGCACGGGGCGCTCATGGTGCGATTTTGTTAGCTTTGACAACCGCCTACCCCAAGAACTTCAATTGTTTGTTAAACGTGTTCCTCGGGACAATATGTATATCAGGCTAATGGAAGAAGAAATTGTCAGGTTCTTAAATGAACTTGACATCAAAATTGCTCAACTTATGGAAATTAAAAATGTCTAAAACTCTAAAAATTGTCAAAGCCTCTATCGGTTCTTACACGGATAAAGACGGTAAAACAAAACACCGTTACCGCGCCATCGGTAGCGTTATTGAAACCAAAGCGGGCGAAATGTTGATTATTGATGTTGAGCCACGCAATTGGGACGGACGGGCATTTTTGAATGATCCCGAGGACACCTACAAAGGTTTGCCAAAGGATGATGAAATCGATTTTTGATTAACGGGGGCTTAGTCCCCCATAAAGGAACAATCATGGATTACAAAAGAATGTTTGACAGAATCTTCCCCGAATTCCCACGGGTCAGGGCTAATGATCCCATCACATCGTTTGAGGCAGCAGAATCAATAAAAGACGCGGTTTCTCAACATCACCAAGCCATCTTGGAATGTCTCCAAAAACACGGCGCTTTAGGCAAAGATGGGATTTCGGCCCATACGAATCTTGACGGCAATCAAGTCGCTAGGCGGCTTAATGAAATGAAAGTTATCGGTCTAATCCAATTAACGGGCAACACCGTAAAATCCAATTCGGGGCGAAATGAAAGAGAATGGCAATGTATCCAATCGGATTAGGCGGCAACCAACCCGTTCATAAATTACGGAATTGTAATAATTGTGATGAAACCAAACCACCTGAGGGCGGCATTGACATGGGTCATAAATGGATTTGCCAAGCGTGTTGGATACTTAGAACCACGGGGCGGCATCAACGCGAAAAACAAAGTTTGCCCGCCTTGCAACGGTAATTGCAACCAAGGACGGAATTGCCCAAATGACAAAAGACGATTTAGTTAACTTGCTACGCATCACGGGCGCTCAAGAAACCGCCATAGATGCCGTATGCGCGGCTTACGATGCGGGTTGGAATGATGCCCTTGACGAATACGCAAAGCGCATAGAGCCGCTTCCTTTTGGCAAAGTCACAATTGACAGCTTTAGTATTTTTATTAAAGACGCTAAGAAATAAGATTGCACTCGGCTTGTCTGCGTTTTAATAGACCAGGCAAGACCTTACCCCCACCTTTAGTCCATAGCATCAATTGTTCTTTTGCCCCGTCCCAATCTTGTGCGTTGATTTTGCGCTTTAGAGTTGAAGTTTGAAGTCGCCCATTTCCAAGGTTATAAACAAAGTCCACGATGGCGTTGCATTTGCGCTCATCGGTTGCAAGAATAGGGCATTGCCGCAACACGCTTGGCAAATAGGTATGTTGTAGTTCTACCATCAACAAAGAGCTTGCGGTAAACTCATCCATAGGGGCATCTTCTAAGGTCACTTTGCGCCCGCCAGAATAGTAGGTTGAGCCATAACCAATCGTGGCAACCCCCGCAGGGCAAAGATAGGGTTTACTTCTAAACCCCTCAAATTTCTTACAAAGGGATGCCGCTAACTCTAAGTTCATAACCCACGCTTTGCCAATGTGCGGTCAAGAAACCAAAAGTTTATTGTGCCCGCGAGCAATGCCGAAAAGTCGGGCGACATCATCATTTTGAATACTTCGGAGGGGGCAGCGCCCGCAGACCATGAGTTAAAAGCAAACCAAACATGGACAAAACTCCAAACAAATAGTATCCAATACGTTACAACGGGGCGAAC